ACTAAAGCAGAAAAGAAGAAAAGTGGTGAGGGCTGGTAAGAGACTACATCGGGACATTGTGAAGGGTGTAGAGAAACCAGCATCACATTATCAACCTGATGAAACGGGGCCCCTCAAACTGTCCTATAATACAACCACCTGAGACCCCTCTAGAATCGCCTACAACGTTATGGAAAGCTGTGATTATAAGGGTTAATACCCTAAAACGTCTAATTAGTAACTTGCAAGATGCGGTCAACGTGTGCTACTAATGTCGACTCATCCGACAGTGATAGTTGCGAGAAAACTTATCCCTTTGCGACAGGATATTCTGCGCCTGCGATGAACTCTGTGATTGACGACCTTAACAACATTCTGAACAAGTGACTACTCTTCGTCCTCATCAAACACCGTGCTATTGCTGCTATGCAAAAGCACAACAAAGGCCAGGTGATTGTGCCTACTGGTGGCGGCAAAACGCTGAAGATGATTGTATGATACTCTGCGTCAGTTTCAGTCTAGAAACTCCACAGACTGTTGTAGTGTCGTTGCTCCCCGTATTTTGCTTGCAGAGCAACTCTCTGCTGAGTTTTTGGAGCACGTTGTCGACCCTATGGCTCGTAGTTCTTCACGTTCACAGTGGAGAAACCCACCACCAATCTACCACCAATCCTGATGCGATTTACGATTGGGCAGTGCAAACGTACAAGCGTCATCGTACTTATCTTCACCACCTACAATTCGCTGCAACGTATTGTTGATGCTGAGATTGATGTGGATACGATTTACTTTGATGAGGCACATAACAGCGTCACAGCGTAACTTTTTTCCCGCAACTGAGCACTTCTCTGCTAATGCAAAGCGTTGCTACTTCTTTACTGCAACTCCCAAACATTCTATCACTATCAGCAAACCAGGATGAACCTGTCTGAAGTCTATGGTCAGGTAATCTGCAAGGTTCCTGCACCAGAACTGGTGGAGCAAGGTTACATCCTGCCCCCTAAAGTTGCTGGTCAAGCAGTTGCCTATGGTTCAGGATAAGCAGGTGATTTATGAGCGTGATGCTGAGAATCTGCTGGAGACTATTGATGAACAGAGCATCAAAAAGATCCTGATCTGTGCTCGCACCACCAAACAAATCATCGGTTTGGTATCTGAATCTGACTTCTGTTCGCAACTGGAACAGCGTGGTTATTCTTGGATGATGATTACATCCAAGACTGGTGCGGTTATTGATGGCAAGAAGGTGGATCGTGAGAAGTTCTTTGATGTTCTAAATGCCTGGGGTAAGGATAGCAGCAAGCGATTTGTTGTCATTCACCATAGCATCCTATCTGAAGGCATCAATGTGTCTGGACTGGAAGCAGTGTTGTTTATGCGGAACATGGACTACATTGGCATCAGTCAGACTATCGGCCGTGTGATTCGTTTGGGTGATGAATCCAAGAAGTTCGGTCTGGTTTGTGTGCCTGTCGTATGATAAGGTTGGTATCAGCACTGCTCGCAGTGTGCAGGCAGTTGTTGATACTATCTTTGAGAAGGGTGAACCTGCTGTGAGTGTGGTGCGGCGATGAAGGAAGGATTCATTATAGGCAAAGGAGAATACGCTGCCGTACCCTATGGAAACCGTGGATACATTATTATACATAATGGTCAACAACTTGAAAAACTGTGTAGAACTGAAGCATCGGCACGAAAATACATTCTAGATCATAAAAAAGGCAAATCAGTAGCACAACTTCCCATTGATTAAAACTGAGGTCCCCTGAAAGTGTCCCTATAGTATGAGGATTAAATCCATGTCCAAAAATCTACATCTGCAACATCCTGAAGACTCTATCCTGACGGGCGATCTGTCTGTGCTGGATTGGTTCATCAATCCTGGTGAACTTTCGGTCAAAATTGATGGCGCTCCTGCTGTAGTTTTTGGTACAAATCCAGCAACTGGTAACTTCTTCGTTGGTACGAAAAGTGTCTTCAACAAAGTGAAGATCAAGATCAACGAATCGCATCAGGACATTGATGCTAACCACGAAGGAAATGTAGCAGACATTCTTCACGCTTGCTTTGATTATCTGCCGCGTCTTGATGCTATCATTCAGGCAGACTTTATCGGGTTTGGTGGTAGTGATGAGTACACACCGAATACTATCACTTACAAGTTTCCTGAAGTAGTCACTGAGGAGATCATTCTTGCTCCTCACACTGTCTACATTGCAGAGAATGATCTGCGTGATGCTGTTGCTCAACCGTTGAACTTTATCATCACTGATACTTTCTACTGCAAGTTTGTGAAACCGCAAGCATACATTCAGCACGGTCAAACGTCGTTCGCTGATGTTGCTGAAGTCTGTGCATTTGCCCGTCAAATGTCTACTCTAGTGAACTTTGTTTCTGTTAAGGAAGCACGCGAGATTGAGAAGCAACTTAACACTTGCATCCGTGAGGGTCGTGAGATCAACTCCAAGGAGTTTGATTGTGACTATCTGCTGATTGAGTTCTGGTTGCTCATCAAGTCAATTAAGGAGGATTGTTTGTTCCTCTGGCGCAATGATGGTCCTGCAGCATACATCGGTTATGATAGAATTGATGCTGAAGGTTACGTCATGACCAATAAGTTCGGAATGTTCAAGTTGGTCAATCGTGAGGTATTCTCCCACGCCAACTTCAATCTTACACGGAGTTGGTAACTGGGACCCTTGAAAGTGTCCCTATAGTATGAGCACTGCACAAATGACAATCACCCTCTCTGATTATTCTGCACAGCAGAAGCTCAAAACAACATTGCTAATGCTGTTCTGGGTCACACCTATGCTCTGTGTGAGGCACTGCGTCAGAATTACATTGAGTATTCTATCCGTATGCACGCACTTTGCACGTCTGATGTAGAGTATCATGACGCACAGATTGCTAAACTCAAGCAAGGTATTTGCGATTATGAGTTCTACCCTGAGACTGGTAAAAAGTACCACGAAATCGTGATGAACGCTGCAGGTTCTCGTTCTGTTCATGCTTTTGTGGATAAAAAGACTGGTGAATTGTATAAGTCTGCATCCTGGAAGTCTCCTGCCAAAGGTGTAAGATTTGACCTGCGATTGATTGAGCAACGTGAATGGTTGCTGCAACATGCTGATTGGGCAGGAGGCTATCTTTACGAGCGATGATGTATCTCCAAACACAACACTTTCCTCAAATGACTGACTATCAACAAGAAATCAAAGACCTGACAGTAACACGATCTCTTCGTACTGCTATGTAACGGTTTTAAGAGTGATTTTGCAACCTTTGCTTATGCTGATGAACGAATGACTACACTTTTAGCAGAACTTGCAACTGAGTTTGTGGATGCAAACATTCCTGTGGTTGATGAAGACAACCAAGTAGAACTTTCTATGATGTTGATTGAAACTCTGGACATTATCGCACGATGATTACAGTTTTGACCTGGTTACTTGTGTGGATTTTGTTATCCATTCCCGTTGGTATTATCACTGGTCACTTGATTGAAACTCCCGATGACGATGAACTACTCTAACCTCTCAAAGATTCGTCCTAAACTGAGGCACAAGGTAACATCACTGGTAACTTCGGCAGGAGAAAATCTGTCGGAGGTTCTTCACTCAATGACCTTGGTGGTGATGGTAACATAGGTGCAACACAGAATGAATACCTGAACCGTCTTTATTATGCTTTTGATAACACTACCGAACCTAAACTTCGTCAATTCATTTATAGCGAAATTAAAAAGATTCACATTCAACGTGGAACATGGTGAGCGTAAGTAAAACTAGGACCCCTGAAAGTGTCCCTATAGTATGAGCACTAACCAAATGTCCGAAGTCTTACTCCTACACTACCAACTGGAAGGAAGGTAAAGTCTGCCAAATGTTCATTCAGCAAGTTACACCTGAATGGCAAGAATGTGGTCACCAGTATGTTGCTGTTGCACTCAATCCTGAGACCAACAAAAGCATGGTGATGAGCAAACCGCGCTCTCATTATGATACTCTCCAGTGGGTAAAAAGGTTCTGTGGTTCTTTCTCTCTCCTGTACTGATTATGGATTACGAAACTTACATCGACATCCACCAGTATTCCCGTGATGATAGATTTTATTACAAACTCAAAGTCACAGATGTAATGAATATGGATTACTACTATGAGGGTAGTGCTAATACTCTTGATGATGTTATGGAATGTATCAAACTTCACCTCAAACAACACCAGAACTGATTATGACTACCAAAACTTGGATTGTTAAATCTTGAGATTGCGATTGATGAGAAATAGTCATCCTCGCAACTTTATCCCTGATGCTATTGCTGAATGTCTAAATCTTGATGAAGGTGAAGACATTATTGATTACAACTTTGTTTGTCTTGACTGATGAAAAACTACCGTGTGATGGTTGAAACCTACGATGGATGTGTGACCGTTTGGTATGAGAAATCCAAGGCAAAGACTGCCGACAAATTGATTCTCAACCGTGTCTACAATCAACTCTGTGGGTTGAATGTTAAAGAGATTTCTGTTACTCCTTCTGTTTGATGATGACTGACCTTCGTTATTCTACTGGTGAAGAACTTGAACAGTTCTTGTATGAGAAATGTCGTGAAGATGCTGACCTGCTTGCTACAATCGTCAGTGAGTATGTGTCTTCTTTGAGTGATAGCAAACTCATTGAACTTGAGGACTTTCTTTCTAACAATTTTGGAGACGATTGATTATGTCTAACCTGCAAGAGTTCTACAATTACGTTCTCTCTTTCTATGGTGCTGGTGGATTGTATCCTATGAGTGCAACATTGGACCTGATTGCACACAAGCAACTCTCACACACATTTCAAATACTTGAACTGAAAGGAAGTGAGTTCTGTGGTGATAGTGTTGACCGTGAATGTGTGAGAGATTTCGTTAATCTCCAAATACAAACTTTCTTTTCCCAAACTAATCTCATGAAATACGAAGTTAAACTCTACGTCGGTGGCAAAGTGTTCACCGAAAGTGTAGAAGCAGTTAACCAACAAGATGCTAGGGTAACAGCGTTAGCTAGGAATCCAACAGCAAAAGTTATTGGAGTCAATGCAAAGTTCTAGTAACTGGGCCCCTGAAACTGTCCCTATAGTATGAACACGAACCTTCTCCGTCCGTTTCGTTTCCGATGCTCTCAATTCTCCCCGGTACATTGGACCTTTCTACTACTGAAGATGCTGCCGATGAGTATGCTGATGACCGCAACAGTTCGTTTAGCACTTTCTGGAATCCCGTCGTCTGTGGCATGTTACTCTGTCGTTGCTGATTGATTATGAACACTCAACTTCTTTCTGTCCGTGAGCAAATCCAACAGGACATTCTCACTTATGCTTCATTCATTGATGATGAAAAAATCTTCTTCAATGATGAAGTTTTAGATGAACTTTGCGAGATTGTTGTCCGTAACTTTGAGAAACTGAACTGATTATGACAAACACTACCATCACTCTTGATCAATTCCACGATCTTCTGGCAGATGCTTATGCCGTGTCCGTGAATGATACGCTATACTTTGTTGGTTATGATACGGACGACAATCCTTACATCTCCGACAATGATGGGAATGATTATGTTGATCTTTCCACTGTAGATGGTGACATTGAAGTTTGAGCCGAATTATGTGTTCTTTTACATTCAAGAACAACCAATCCAACTAGCTCCTGCAACTGAAAAAACTCTCCTGAATC